GGAAATAGCTCTTTGTTAGTTAATACAACAGGAACAAATAACGTGGCTTGCGGTACTGCTACCTTAATGGCAAACACAACAGCATCTAATAATACTGCAGTAGGCTATTTTGCATTACTTTCAAACACAACTGGACTTAATAACGTTGCAGTCGGTCAAAACTGCATGGATGCAAACACAACTGGTCAGGACAACGTAGCAGTGGGTAGAGCTTCTATGGGTGCGAACACTACAGCAAGTAACAATAGTGCTCTTGGTAACTACTCTTTATTAAATAATACAACTGGAGCTGGTAATTCTGCATTAGGACAGAGTGCATTAAAAAACACCACAACTGGTTCAAACAATACTGCTGTCGGATTTCAAGCCTTAAATGATAATACAACAGCATCAAATAACGTTGCCGTTGGTAAAGATGCTTTGTTGGTAAACACAACTGGAACGAACCTTGTAGCTGTGGGAGTTAGTGCTTTAGATGCTAATACAACGGCTAATGATAATGTGGCAGTGGGAGTAAATGCTCTTACAGCTAATACGACAGGTAACGATAATGTTGCTTTAGGTCATAATTCATTAAGTGCAAATACAACATCAAATGATAATACTGGACTTGGTAATAAAGCTTTAGAGTCAAACACAACTGGTAGTAGCAACACAGCCGTAGGAAATATTCCTTTAAATTCAAACACTACTGGAATTGAAAATACAGCTGTAGGTTCTGAAGCTTTACTAAATAACACAACTGCTAATTACAATACTGCGATTGGTTATGGAGCAGGGAGAAATAATACAACTGGTGGGCCTTGGACTTTTGTTGGATTCCAAGCAGGGTTTAATAAAGGTGATGGTGGGTCAGGTGAAGGAACAGCAGTAGGTTATCAAGCTCTTTATGCTTCTGGCGGCCCTTTAAGAAATACGGCAGTTGGTTATCAAGCTTTGTATAACACTACTAATTTTGGCGATAGCAATACAGGAGTTGGTTATCAAGTTCTGCTTGCAAATACATCTGGTGAAGGCAATACAGCTATGGGTCAAAAATGTTTAGATTCTAATACAACTGGAGATGAAAATGCTGGATTTGGTTCAAATACTTTATCTGCTTGTACAACTGGTAGTAGTAACGCTGCGTTTGGTAGGGATTGTTTATCTGGTATAACTACTGGCGATGGTAATACAGGTGTGGGTCAAGGAGTTGGTATTTTTGTCACAACAGGAGGAAATAATCTTCTTTTAGGACTAGATGCCGGTAGATCTGGAGCACCTTCAGGAGCAATTACAACAGGTAGCAATAATGTTTGTTTAGGAAATAATAATATTAGTAATCTATTTTGTGCCGATACATCAATTTCTAGTTCTGACGCAAGGGATAAAACTGACGTAACAAGCTTTAATATTGGACTTGATTGGATTAATGCTCTGAGACCTGTTACCTATAGATGGGATAGAAGAACTTGGTATGGAACAGATGAACAACCTTATGGTACACCTGATGGGTCTAAAAAAAGACAAAGACTACATATTGGATTTTTAGCACAAGAGGCACTTGAAGTAGAGAAAGCAAATGGTTATGGTAATTCAAATGATGATTCGTTAATTTTAAATTTAACTGATGACGGAATGAGTTATGGTATGAAATACGAAAGACTTGTTCCAATACTTGTAAATGCTATAAAAGAATTATCAACTAGAGTCACAGCCCTCGAAGCAGGGTAAACTTAAAGTAACCTAATTTTTATTATGGAAGAAAGAACCGCAGATGAAATCGCAGCAATCTTTTCTGCTGCTGGTGATAGCGTAACTGTTATCGGTACGGCTCAAGAGTCAACTGAAACTGACGAAGAATTTAAGGCAAAAATTCAACGTAACGTAGCACATCTTGAAATTATCAAGGCTTACAAAAAACTTGATGAAACTACATCAATCTGGACATCTGAAGATTTTACAGATATAGATAAAGCTATAACTGACGGTAAAAAACTCTACTAATTATGAATTTACAAGAAAGATTACAGCAATTAGCTGTTGAAAGGCAAAACCTTACTATTGCCTTACATGAAGTTAACGGGGCGATGAAGATTCTTGAACAGCAGATTCTTGAGATTCAAGAGACATCCGAAGCAAACCAGCCATCAAGTACAGAGGCATCAACCCCACAAGAAGCAACAGCACCATCAGAGTAAGTGGTGCTACCATTTTATTAAGAACTTCTTTGACCATGTTTCAAAAAATTGCAAACATTTTGAGTATTATCTCATTTGTAATGGTAGCTTCCATGAGTACTGGAACGTACTTTGCATATAAATATGTAACATCAGAACAGTTTAAATCGAGAGTTATGAATGAGATTCTTGATAACGTATCTGGAATGATGCCCAAAGTATTAGATCAAGGCTTACCAAAAGTAACTGGCCCATCAATGCCAATCATTAAATGAACTGTTGGCACTGTAAAACAGAACTTATTTGGGGCGGAGATCATAGCTTAGATGAAGAAGATTATCCATTAAGATCTGGAGAGTACAGCATGATAACTAATTTATCCTGTCCTAAGTGTCATTCTTTTGTAGAAGTTTACCTTCCTAGAGATGCCTACGATTGATATACCTGATGTAAATATTCCTGAGATATACATTCCAGACGTTCCAGAAATATACAGTCCACATTATTTAACTATTACAAATCCACCAGATATTGATGTTCCTGGTTGTACTTATCAGCATCGTGATATAAAAAATACTGGTAATCGTAACTTATTATTGGAAGATCCAAATGGTGTATTTACAACGTGTGATTTTCCGTTCCCTGGTTTTGTACCTCTTGACTATACACCTGAGAATCTTGTCATTACAGA